GACAACAGGCATGGCACCCGACGCGCGATTATCAGCAGGGGGCGAAAGAATGCCAAGACGGTGGAAACCGCCATGCTGATGCTGCTTTACCTGGTCGGGCCGGAGGCGGCACCTAACTCCCAGCTTTACTCAGCAGCACGGTCACGCGATCAGGCTGCAATCCTGTTTAACCTGGCTTCAAAGATGTGCCGGATGAATCCGGTACTGATGCAGTACGTCGCGATTAAGGACTCAGCCAAAGAAATTCATTGCCCTGAGCTGGGATCCTATTACCGCGCACTGAGTGCGGAAGCCACCACGGCCTACGGTTTCTCGCCGCGATTTGTCGCCCACGATGAGCTGGGGCAGGTACGGGGGCCGCGCGATGCGCTTTATGAGGCACTGGAAACGGCAACCGCGGCTCAGGAAAACCCGATCTCTGTGATTATCAGTACACAGGCACCCGATGCCAGCGATCTACTGAGCCTTTTGATTGACGATGGGCTGACCGGTGCTGATCCACGCACAGTAGTCAGGCTGCAAACCGCACCGGAAGATATCGATCCTTTCTCTGTTGAAGCCATCCGGCTGGCAAACCCGGCTTTCGATGTGTTCATGAACCAGAAAGAAGTGCTGGACATGGCCGCCAGCGCGAAGCGCCTCCCGTCGCGCCAGGCCGAGTTTGAGAACCTTGTGCTTAATCGCCGGGTGGAGGCAAAAAGCCCGTTCGTCAGCCAGACCGTATGGCACATGAACAAAGAGGAGCCCGGCGAACTGGCGGGCGCTACCGTCTGGGGCGGGCTTGACCTCTCCAGCGTTTCTGACCTGACGGCGCTGGTGCTCAACACAACGCAGGGCGATGTGCACTGTAAGTTCTGGCTACCTGAGGAAGGGCTGGCGGACAAGGCGCGTAACGATCGCGTGCCTTATGACATCTGGGCGAAACAGGGCTGGCTGAAT